TGTACACAGTCAGCGTCCGCATTCCGTCCGCTTCGCCGCAGGCAGCCTGGACAACGTGGAAAATGTCGCTCATGTGTGCATTTTTCCGCCGCAGATAGTCCGCGGCCTCTGGCAGTGGTTCAAACATGTAGAACCGGTCATGCCCCTGCATTATCTGGAGCATAGACATATCGCCCTTGTTTGGACCGACGCAGACGAAAACACGCTCGCTCATAGCTTCACCAATTCTGCAACGCCGTCTTGCCGCCATTGGTCAATCAACGCCAGAACCGCAGCCTCGAACTGTTCCGGCTTGTGGTCCGCTGCTGCCAGCAGTGCCTGCTTGTGCAATTGGCAGTAGCCCGCCACGTCGCAGTCCTCAGCCCCAACGGTTGCTTCCAGCCGTTCCTGCCATCGGTCATAGAACGCATCCACCCATTCGCAGAAGTTCTTAGCCTTTAGCCCACGGTCTCGGATGCGGTTGCACTCGACGCCGACCATGTGCTGCAGCTGTGCCCGCGCCGCTGGTGTTGCCGCCTCGTCTGCGTCGTCGTCGTTGCTCATGTCCCCGCTGGTATCTGGCATTTCAGCCTCGCCCGTTTCAGGGTCGGTAATCGTCGGGTCAATCATTGGGTTCGAGTAGTTGTCGCCGCCGTCATACGGATTCATGTCCAGCTTGGCGCGTGCCTCGTTCGGCGACAGTATCTTGTTCATGATGCCTTGAGCCAGCGAATTGATGGTCGTCTGGGTGTCGGTCATGATCAGCGTTTGCCGATTAAACTTAAAATAGTGCGAATCCGCCCGCTGCTCTGACAGGCTCAGCAGTTTAGACCGGCACTGCATTTCCCACTTGACCAGCCAGCGGTTGAGACAGGATTGCAACTCAGCCAGCTGCTTTTGCTCAAGGCTTGAATAACTACTGCGGGACTCGTCGCCCGGCATCGATTCCAGCCCGAACCAGAGCATGATGTCGGTGCGGTTGAACTTCTGCTGCTCCACAAACTGGGCGTCGTGGTTGCTCATGGTCAGCACGTTGGCCGTGACGCCCTCCCGCAGCAGTCCGACCAGTTCCCCGTCTTCGTTGTGGTGCTTGCGGAATGTGGTCAGAAACTCGGCCGCGTCCTTCTCCTGGCGGAACGTGCCCGGTGGTGCCTGCAGCATCAGCCGCCCGGTGAACCCCTTTTCAGATTGCTTGGTCGCCAGCCGCTGTGCGTTCAGGCCCATCGAAATCGATTCGCGTGCGACTTGGGCCACGCCCTTGCCCTCGATCCCGTCGTAGCCGAACCCTTGGATATGCAGCACGTCCCGGTCGTGGATAACGATTGTCGTCTCGGGGTTCGCTGTCATCGCCTCTTCAAAGTTCCCGGCGTAGGCAGCTATCGCGTCGTCGCTCATCACTGGGTTGGTGACGTGGTATTTTTCGCCGGCCACCATAAACGCACGGGTTCTGTCCGGTCTGAGCGGCAGCAGTTCCACTGGGCGATTGCCCTGGCGGATGATGACGGCCCGGCCATTTCCCCAGCCAAGTGCGTGCCCTTGAAGCGTTTCCTTGAACACGTCCGCCGTTTGATAGACGTTTGGTTCCCATCGAAGCAAACGCCATGCTGCGTGGTTTGTGGCGTCTTCCGCCCCACCACCGGACAGCTTCCGCTTAATCTCCAGCGGCATTTGCCCGATCATCCCACTGATCTTGTTCATGGCGTACCAGACGCCCGACAGCCCGAGCATGGAATTGGGGTTGACCGGCGTCACGCCCTCGTCGCCACCGCTGAACCACTTAATCAAACCGTTCAACCCGTAACCCATGCCGCCCTCCTTAGCCGATGAATAGACTGCCCGTAAACCGCGACTTGCAAACCATCACCGCCCGCATTGCCATCAGCCCAGCCACCGCTGCATCAATCTTTTCCTTGCTGTGCTTTTTGTCCGGCATGACTTGGTCCCGACTGTTGCGGTTGATTGCCATGTTTAGCGCACACCACCGCAGAATCGGATCAGATACTGCTGGACGCAAACGCCCCTCCGCAGCTGCCGCCTGAAACTCAAGCAGAACCTCGTTGAAGTGATGGTGTGCCTGTGGCATCTTGACCGGCGTCAGCCCTGCCGCGTCCAGTTCATCGCCCAGCTGGCTGGCGTTGTACGGGTCGTAAGCCACCATCGAAACGCCAAACTGCTCGCAATCTTCCAGCAACGAATCCCGCAGGCTTGCGACCACGTAGCGGCATTTGCAGAGATGGCCGCTGTAAATCCACTGCGCCCACGGCTGCTGAGTCAAATCCCGCCGAGAATCCTCGCTGATAAACGCCCGAGTCCGCATCTCATAGCGATACACTGGACGCGCCTGCCCCATGCCGTCGTCTGTTTCCCCGATTGGAAAGCGAGCCACGAGCGCGTAGGCTGCCAAGTCGTCCTTGCCGCCAAGGTCCACGCCAGCAGCAATGGCGTCAGCCTGCGACCAATCCGACAATTCGCCGCTGATGCTGTCCCAAAGTTCCGCATTGATTCCAGTCTCCACGCTGGAAACGGTGCGGTTGCAGTGGTATCGCAGAAAGTCGTGCCGGGCCTGCGGTTTGTTCTTTGCCTTGGTCGCCTGTTCCCGCAGGTAATCCGCCTTGACGCTGACGCCCAGGTTCGGATTAGCCTTGACCCAGTTTGCTTCCTCAAACGGGTCGTCGTTCTCGTCAATCTCAAAGATAATCCCAAACGTGCTGTCGTCCTGCCAGTCGCCCTTGATGACGCCGCGGGTGTAGGCCAATTCCTCGTTGTAGATTCGGCTCCGGTCGTTGCCGGCCGTGGTGATCATCACCTGCAGCGGCTGCGTCCGTGCCGCCGAACCGGTCGTCATCGTGGCGTAGAACTCCCGGTGATATTCCTGCCAAGCGTGAAGCTCGTCGAAGAATACGCCGTGAGGGTTGAGACCGTCGTAAGGCTTATCGCTTCCAAGCGGACGCAGGAAGCTGTTGGTGCTTTCGAACGCCACGTTATCTTTCGTGACGCTGGCGTGCTTGCCGATGTACGGCGATTGACGCAGCATCCGGTTCGCTTCCTTGTGGATGATGCGTGCTTGGTCCAGCTTGGTCGCCCCGATGTAGACCTCGGCCCCAGCCTCGCCATCAGCAGCGGTAAGCAGCAGCGACAGCCCCGCACAGTAGCTGGACTTGCCATTCTTGCGGGCCACGGAAATGAACGCCCGCCGGAAACGTCGCGTCCCGTCCTCGCGAACCCAGCCGAACAGATTCCAGTTGATGAACGCTTGCCACGGTGACAAGTGGAACGGGTGCCCAACGAACTCGCCAATGCTATGCCTCAGCAGAATCGGAAAGAACTGGCAAGCCTTTTCCGCTTTAGCTTGGTCCAGGCGGTAGGGAAAGTCCGGTGTTTGCTGCCGCTGAAAGTCCTGCACGTACCTGGCGACCGCAGCTTTGACCATATCGCACGCGACCACCGAGCCGTCCTGCACATCCTCGCAGTAGCTGGTCACAATGTCACGATATACGCTGCGCTGAATCAACCGATTCCTGCTTTCAAAAATTCTGCGAACGGGTCAACGTCATTCTTAGGATCTTCCACCTTCATCGCCGCCCGGTCGATCGGCGACAAACCAAACTGGCGAGCGATTCGGTCGTATTGACTGGACAATTTGATGTAGGTCTGAATCAACTTGGTATCAACCGGCGAACTTTCGATTGCCGCTTGCACGTCGTTCAGTTGCTGGCGGATGAAAGCCAATTGATACAGCTTCCCCTCGTCGCAGTTCTTCAGCACAAACTCAGGCAGCGTGTCCAATACAATCTGCCACTGCCGCTTCCCGTCTTCCCGCAGCGACTCCGGTGGAGCCAGCCTCAGCGGTGCCGACTGAAACGGAATTGACTCCAGCCGATTGCCGTGGCGGTCGTCACGAAAAGTCCCGTCAAGTTTGTGTTTTGTGGCCAGCTTAGGCTTCCTGCCCTGCCTGCCTTTGTAACCGGCCATCCCTAGTCCCTCATTTTGCCAAAATGCGTTGATGCGATGCGTGTCGGTCGCTGGCTAGTCAAACCACACATTTTCTGACCCCCTGTATCATTCTGCTACGTGCCTGCCAGCGTGGCATGTGTTGCATAACGCTGCAAGGTTCGCCCATTCAAGTCGCAGCGACGGGTCAACGCTGATAGGTACGATGTGATGAACTTCGCAGGCCGGCACGGTCTTATCATTCGCCAAGCAGTCCTCGCACAATGGATGGTGCTTTCTGTATCGCTCGCTTAGTTCCTTCCAGTCCGCACCATAGCCTCGCTGCTTCGTTGTCTTGTAGGTTGTGCTTGCACCTGGTGTGCTGCGGCACTGCCTGCACCCCTCCCCTTTAACCACCGCCCCGCATTTGCAGAATCTTGCTCCCATTAGTTGTCCGCTGCGTATTGCACAACGTAGGGTCCGTGCATGATCACCACGCCTGTATCCGTCCGTCGCAATGCCCAGATGTATTGAGACTCAACCGTGTGGTATGTGTCAGCAACCGTGAAAGTCACGGTCGTTGATGTTTTCGTTATGCTGCCGTTTGGCACGACTGTTACGGCGTCCCTGTCTCGCGTTTCAATCACGACCTGCAGCGGCATGGATGAACAATCGACCACGTTGCCATCGCCATCCAGCGTGCTGATCGTGAACGTGTAGGTTTCCCCGACGTAGGCTCGCAATGTCGTTTGCTGCGTCCGAGGGACGACAGTGCCGATGATGTTTGGCACGTAAATCGCCTCGGTCAAATACCGATTGTGCTCGCTGCAAATGACCTGGACGTTATTGGTAGTGCTCTCAGGAAAAAAATCCGCCGTGACGCCGTTCGATTCCGCAGCGGTGACGTTGAACAAGTAGTAGCCGTCTTCCATTTCGGTTGGGTTGGTGTCGGCCAGTGCAACCGCCGCCGCTCCGTCGAGGCTGACCTTGCAGCTGATGTTGGCCGCGTCGCCGGTCTGTGGATGCG